GGCATATCAATCTTCTGATCACCCAGATAGAGTTTCGACACGTTGTCCAGTTTGTAGCTATCAAGTTTGTAGCCCTTCTTGACTTCGTGGAATAGATCGAAGATGAAACGTCCAGTCATGGGAAGAAGCTTCAGCATGTTATCACCTAGAGCACTCGATGACAGACGCTTGTAGACCATCTCCGAGTCAACGTTCTTCAACTTTCCAAGGTTGTAGAAGGAGTGACTACATCCAACCTTCGCAGCTCGCTTGTAGATATATTCAAGATCGAAACCAAAGATGTTCCAACCCGTGATGATATCGATATCCTGTTTAATCATGTAGTCCCTGAAGGCTTCAAGCATTTCCCGCTCCGTGTCGTAACTGATGATCGTAGAACCTTCCAAGTTTGGGTCAGTTTTCTTGAAACATAGACACGTCTTATCATAGGGTTCATCCGATCCGAGTCTACACAACGATAGTGCAATCTGAAAACATGCATCACCATCTATGTCCGCATCAGGAAACTTCCCAGTAGAACTATTCGACTCGATATCGAAGGATGCCACAACAAAGGGTGCAACGTCATCACGTTTCACAGGTGTGAGTGTTTCCCAATTGTTACAGAACAAGTCGATGTTGACATGTGCGAGATTGGATCGAACACATTCTTTACCAGTATCCAGCCAGCCAGTGGACTGGATCCCCGTTCGATGCATCATGCGAAGCATAGGATCAAGATTCGATTCATACACCTTCAGGGGAAATGGGCCACTCGAGAGGTTGAGAGGTTTTTTCAGAAAGTAGTCAGTCGTCCGACGCTTCTTCAGATTGGAAAAGGTGATACGCATGAACAGGAATTTTTGGTTGTTTTGAAAGCCCCAAATATCCTTCGATTCAACGACGGTGTACCCGGTGCAGGTGTCTTTGATGTGAGCATAGATTTCGCGGGCATACTTGATATCAGGAAGCTTGATGTAAAAGTACGGTTCGAAAGCAGTAGTTACACATACCGACTTCCCATCTTCAGTCTTACCGAATATACTAATCAAGTGATCCTCATCTTCATCGCGTGCTTCCCATGTGAGTGCCTGAAATACGACCATGCTTCCTTATGTACACTTCGAGCCAAAATTTTAATATCGTTTACTAGTAAATGTCAGCCGCTTTGATTGACCTCGTGTCCAAGGGTGCCCAGGATGTCTACATCACTGGCCAACCCGAAGTCAGTTTTTTCCGTCAGAACTACAAGCGTCATACGAACTTCTCCATCAAGCCCGAACGTATCGATTACATTGGTTCGTTCACTTCGGGTGCCGAAGTGACCATCCCCGTCAAGTCCAAGGGTGATCTTCTTAGCTACGTATGGATCGAAGCCCCCGGCATCGCCGCGACGGGTTCGAACACGACTGGTCTTTTCTCCAAGGATTCCAACCCAACTGAGTTCCTTCTCTATGTCGGTGGTCAACAGGTGTGCCGCCTTGATTCTCTCTACGTCCAGGGTGTTCACAATGTCCTCTACAACGAAACACAGGCTCGTGCGTCGTCGGCTGTTTCTACAGCGGAGATTAAGGAGAATGCGAAGAATGCCGCGGGTACCGCTGACCACTTCGTGATTCCCTTCTTCTTCAGCCAGGACTGGACCAAGTCTCTTCCTCTCGTTGCCATGCAGTACCATGACGTCGAGATCCGCATCAAGTGCCGCGACGGTACCTTCTCGTCGACCCCCAAGGTGTACGCGATGTATGCTTATCTCGATACTGATGAGCGTAAGTTCTTCACAGACAATGAGCATGAGATCCTGATTACACAGACACAGTATCAGATGGTCGGTTCGACGGACACTGATATCGATCTCACCTATTTCAACCACCCGACGAGTGCTCTTCACCTCGTGTCCTCCAACGTGGGTGCGGCGTGGGATACGGCGTATGCTTTCGATGATGCGACTCTGTACATCAACGGTACACCCCTTTCGGAGAACATGTCCAAGGATTACCACCACACAGTGGTTCCCAAGATGCATTGTCAGTCTCTTCCCGACGATCTCCTCGAGACTGCCCCCGTGTACACATGGCCATTCTGTCTCAACATTGGCAAGTCTCAGCCTTCCGGTTCTTTGAACTTCTCTCGTATCGACACGGCGAAGGTGACACTCCGGAATGTTTCTGGTGGTAACACGTACCAGCGTATGTACGCAGTCAACTATAACATTCTTCGTGTCAAGAATGGTATGGCCGGTGTTGCGTTCGGTAATTAATTTATGGTTGTATATAAAAGTCATGAATGCTCGCAAGGAGTTCGACAAGATGTCGGTGGGTCCCACCCCCTATATGGATACAAAGGGACGCCGTATAAGAATGTCAGGGCGAGGTGCCCTTTACACAGAAAATTCCAAAGGGAATAGGATATACAACCCTACAGCTGCCTTTATAAAACCGGTTTCGGGTAACGGTAATAGGGTGAACATCAACAACAAAAATGTTATGACTGTCCCCAAGAATATTCGCCCTTTCACATTTAACAACAGTTTAGTACATTGTCGGGCGTGTAAAAAGACGTATGATGGGTTTGCACAATGTTGTTATGAAATGAATCACGTACGTGTATCTGGAAAGAATTAGTTCCAGTTGTTGAGTAAATTTTTCGTTTTTTCATACATCTTCTTTCCATGGAAGGTGTTATCCTTTTCTCCCTCCCAAAGTGTGAGTCGGTCCTCAAGAAACTCCTTGAATTTATCCGAGTCACAGTTGGACTCATATCGAACTTTTTCAGCTTTAAGTGCCTCATCCATCACGGCAAGGCGGGTATCCATTGAACGCTTAGCAAACTCAGAAGGAGTGAGACGAGTGGACACATCAGCAGGCTTCTTGTTCATTTGTACTATGGACGCTCCTATCCTTTATTACTGTAAATCATGTTGAAGTTAAAATCCTTGTAGATACTAAATGATACCACTTCTCATAGCTGGTGCACTCACTGGTGCACTCGCATATACTTTCATGGGACAGAACCTCGTGTCATCCTCTGAGGCCAAGCGTCTCATCAAGGAAGGTAAGATAAAGAAGGTCATCGATGTTCGTACGATCACCGAGTATCGTGCAGGACACTACCCCAAGGCACTCCACATTCCCGTTAATAAGATGGACGAAAAGACCACTACAGAACTCCCTAAGAAGGGTTTACTCGTCTACTGCAATACTGGGCAACGGGCCAGATTTGCGGCAGAGACGTTGGAAGAACTCGGGTTCGAAGATGTCTACTACATCGCCGGACACTACTCAAGTTTACTTTAGTTTGACACCCAGAACCCTTCTCAATTTCTGTAGGATGGCGGGGTCTGGAATGGCTCGACCTGACTCATATGAACCTATGATACTCACATTCACCCCGACTGCGATTGCTAAATCTTTTTGTGTTTTGAAACCTTTAGCAATACGCCCCTGTTGAATCATCTTCGCCATGGAAAGTGGGACCTTCTTATGGGTACCGATCTCCACATCTTCCAATTTTTGCTCCTTCGTACGTTCATAGTGCTTCATTGGGGGTCGCTGATTAACAGGGGCACCTTTTCCATGGATGACGACCGGAGTCCAGTCCTGATGACTCATCTGTCTAGATAGTACGCCTTGTTTTTAAGATTCTTTCCAAACGTTCCTTTTCCCTTCTCATGAAGATAGTTAGTTGATCGACTTTACCCCCCAATGTCACCTGTCCATACTGCTTGAGCGAAGAAACGTTTTCGACACGCACCAGGTCTACCCAAGACATCTTCGAATCGGGTGTTTTGCTGTGGTGTATAGCTAGTACGGCAGCATCTCTTTTTATGTCTCTAGGAAGTTCTTGTCCTTCATAACAGATGACAACATGCGACCCCGGATAACCACTCGCATGCATCCACCAGTGTTCGGGATCACTCATGTTTGTAAGATCATCGTTTTCTTTTGCATCCTGACCAATTCGGACAGGTATATTACCGGAAACGGTATATTCTAACATACAAAATCTACACTTCTAATCCTTATATCGAGTAAAACATCACTCAAAGAAAGTATCATGCTACAATAGATGCACGTCGTTCTTAAACCCAGTCCATCGGTTGCACACAAATATCGGGTCATTCTCCCAAGTAAAAGAGCTATAGATTTCGGACAGAAAGGTGTTCAGTACTATACAGATCATGGTGATGCTCGTCTCATGCGTGCACATCTTATCAGGAAGGGGGCTATCATTCCTAAGAAGTTGCGGGTAGAGACAAACCACCACGAAATTCACCGGGGTATGTTGGGTATAGATGAGAGTGAACAGGAAGATTGGGAGGACTACTTCAGATCGGAATATTGGGAACGGTGGATGCTCATGTCCTACCCAGATGTCAACAAGGCTAAGCTATTCATGACTATGACCAAGGGTGTCCTTTTCATGCCCCAACCAGAAGATTTTTGGTACTGTGACAATAAAAATATAGACAAATTATAATGAGCTGTATCGTCGGACAATCGAAACGTGAAAACAATGTCGAAATAGAACCTATGGGGTGTAGACCAGTTAGTCCTGACGTATGCAAATCTGGCTTCATGGCCCCGAGTGAAAATATAACGAAACCCAAAAAATCACTGGATCAGTGCTGCAAATGTCAACCAGGAGAATCATGTTCCTTCTGCGTTGACCCTGCTAAATGCACGGAAGAAGAGATTGAACGTTACGTGGCGGATGAAGACGATGAATGTTTTTCTGATGACACGGAACTTTATGAACCGGTTCCACCAGAAGAACCCATGGAAGAATTCATCCCAGAAATGGAAGATGACGAACAAAACACAGCTGTGTTATATTACATTTTGGTCGGGGGTATATGCATGTTCTTCATTGCACTCCTTTCACTGACCCGTTGAACCAAATCCACCCGAACCCCTGTCGGTGTCTTCTACGATACTAATCTCCTCGATAGGTGGTGTATCACACTTCTCAAGAACGAGTTGAGCGATGCGATCACCCTTCTTAACCTCAAAGTCTTTGTCTCCATGATTGAAGAGAACGACTTTGACTTCACCCGTATAGTCTGGGTCAATGACACCAGCCCCGACTTGGATACCATACTTGACGGCGAGTCCGGATCGTGGTGCAACTCGTCCATATACTCCAGGTGGGAGAACAACTGTGATCCCCGTGGAGACAAGCCCTCTCTCCGACGCATGAATAACACAGTCCATATTGCTGTAGAGGTCATAACCCACAGAACCACTGGAACCACGAGTAGGAAGAATAGAATCATACGTCAACTTCTTAACCCCGAGGGACATTGTATTTTATAAACGACACTTCTCCTTATATTCCTTCACGAGGATTAGTTTCGCTTCGGGTAATCCCTTGTTTGGTGGGTATTTACAGAAGTTTTTGCAGCGACAATATTTCGTCTTCGAGAAACACTCCTTCTTGGTGGCGTAACAACGTAGTGGTAAGTAGATGTCCTTAGACATGTAACGCAAAATTCGATCGATGAATATCATTACTTGATTATAATTTCTACCTTTTAATTAGATGAATCACTGTCTAGTATTCGGAGCCCGTGGCCATCTGGCTCAGACGAGAATCATCCCAGCCCTGAACAAGCTCGAATGTCCCTATACACCCATATCACGAAGTGTTGTTTCAAATCTACAGCACCTCGAGAATACGTCTAATATTGTCGCTTACATGTCTATACCAACCCACAATTTTTGTGAAAACGTTGAGCCCTATATGAATGTTGTCAACCCAACCTACATCTTGGAAAAACCACATGGGCATTCATTAGAGGACTTTGAAAGAATACATTCGTTCGTGAAGACGAACAACATGAACGTTCTTTATAATGATCATTATCTCGGAAAGAGTATACTCGATCGAATTGAATTACCTGACAATCTGGAAAAAATTAAAATCACCATCCATGAGAGTCCCGACATCAATCAACGAATCGAATACTTTGATAGTGTCGGTATAATTTTAGATATGTACCAGAGTCACTGCGTTTTGTTATTCGCAACTCTATTGGCCAGGTATTTTAATCAGACGAGAAAGGAAATTCTGCATGATTTCAAATTTGTCAAGCCACATGTCACACATGTATCAAAAAGTGATCTGTATATGGGTACGGCACCAACATCGTGTCGTGTATCAATGAAATATAAGGATATCTTTCTCGAAGCTGATATTTCAAAGATGGTACCGGATGAAAAGAGTATATCCATCAATGACACGGACAATTACAATATGAACACTGGACGCTGTGCGTATGAATCAATCCTGGAAAAAATTAAGATGGATGACCGGTCTTCCTGTATCGATGAACAAGAAGTCAGGGATCTGTGGGGTCACTTTTCAATAATGGAATGCTGACCGAAGTAATTACGCTGGGCCATTAAAAAATTTACGGATGTCCGGCGTTGATGTATAAAATCAAACTGGGTAAGGGCAGCCTGTACAGAGGGACACGGTATACCGGTTGCCGTGCAGAACATCACAAATACCCTCGCGTCTTCGGCAGTCTGCTCGATGATGTCGTAGCAACTTTCAGCAATCATAGGACACTCAATGATCGTACCAGATGACCACGCATTGATTGTTCGACGCTTTTCGATGTTACGGGTATTCATTACATTGAAACCCTCGATGAGTGCCATAGCAAACACGAAACGCAGTGTAGAAGTGGCAATGTAGGGGTCAAACGCATAATTCAAATGCTGATTGACGTTGACCGCCTTGACATCACGACTCGTGAGTCTTGTATTGAGTGCTGCATTTAGAATTGGAGTAGGAATACCATACTCGATAGCAACCTGTGAAGTCCATGAACCGGTATTGTTCATTTCGGCGACATCTAGGATTTTAGAAATGTTGTAGTCACTTAATACTTTAAGAGCTGAGTTCACGATGTACCCATCGATGTCAGTCTTTTTAGCTTCATCGAGTGCCTGTTTCATGTAAAACACATCCTGGTTACAGTACGCGTATACATCGGCGACACCTTGGAGCATGCCATATTCCACACCATTGTGAACCATCTTCGTGAAATGACCAATCCCATAATCATTGCCCATATGCGTAAAATTTTTACAGAAACTGGAAAAGAGATCGGTATTCTGAACAAATACATCTTCGTCGCAGCCAATCATCAAAGCAGGTCCTGAAAGGGCACCAAATGCACCACCCGATAGTCCAGCCCCGACATAGTTCACGTTCTTCGATCTACACCTGGATCCCCTCTTTCTCGACGTCCTGTAGTGCTCATTGGAACAATCGATAATGGTATCATCTGGATCCAATTTTTCCAGTAGGGATTTGACAACCCCGTCAGTGGCTTCACCGTTTGGGAGAGCTGTGAAAATGGTGCGTGGAGTATCCATCTCTGAAATGAAAGTGTCCATATCAATGTGACCATGGATTGAATCACCCTTCTGTGCTACTGCGTCAACCTTCTCCTTTGTGCGACCATATACATGGACATCACGAGAACGCTGGAGATTAAGAGCGAGATTACCCCCGATAGCACCGAGACCGATGAGACCAACCGAAGACATTGTGTTTTACTTACACGAGATTATTTTAAGTGTATAAAGATTACCATTCTTAAATATATACATGGAGGGAACTAAATTCAGACCCTGTTCATGGTGGGAAAAGGTTATCACACCGGAGGATAAGCCCATCAAATACCTTGAAATCGGAGTCCATTATGGGATGAACCTATGGGAGATTGCAGACACTTACTGCAAGCACCCGGATACGGAGATGCATGCGATTGACCCATGGGTTGATTATGAGGAATACGATGAGTATGTTGGTGATCAGGATAAAATCTATAAACAGTTCCTAGAAAATTTGGACAACGCTTCACCCGAGGTGAAGAATAAACTCAAGATTCATCGTGGATTTTCTCGTGACGTTATTCCAACCCTGGAAGATGACACGTTTGATATCATCTTTGTCGACGGAAATCATGAAGCTGAGTGGGCCTTGGAAGACGCTGTTCTTTCATGGCGTAAATTAAAGTCGGGAGGATGGATGATTCTCGATGACTACGGCCCCGATCCTGTGAACCCAACAGCGGGTCTACAGGGATTCGCGAGTGGATACAGGAACGTCATTGATATCGACAAGAGTGGTATCCATGACGGCCAGATGTTCATCAAAAAGAAATAGTTGTAACTAACAGATGATACTCGTAGTACTATTTATCATATGGTTCTTCGTATACGCACGCATCTGTTCGTGTACAGACGAACGATTCGTGTGTGCACGAACTGAATTCTATGGGTTCCAGTACGGCCATCTCTTCTTCTACATGATCGCGGGAATGCTGTACCCAGACAAGTTTAAAACATGGATAGGTTTGGGAATTGTGTGGGAATTATTCGAATATTGGCTCTCGAGTCGACCAGACATCGTGAAAGGGTTTGGAGGGTGTTTAGGACGATACGAAGGGAGGGATGAAGGTCCTCCATGGCTTCGTAAGGTGTATGGTGGTAAACCGAAACAAGAAAACTTCATAGACCGTGCATTCGGTATCAAGAACTCAACCGAGCATACATGGCACTATTCAGTGGGTGAAAATTTGACAAATATCATTGGGTTTTTAATTGGTAAATTTCTCCTTCAATCGGGATCGAACCGATGACCTCGCGATTAACAGTCGCACGCTCTAACCAACTGAGCTATGAAGGAATGGTCCTCTCTACCTGAATCGAACAGGTGACAAATGGAACTACAGTCCACTGCTCTACCAACTGAGCTAAGAGAGGAAAGCTCCCACCAAGATTCGAACTTGGGGTGGTGGATTCAAAGTCCACAGTGTTGACCAACTACACTATAGGAGCGTCTCTTCCAATCGGGATCGAACCGATGACCTACAGATTAACAGTCTGTCGCTCTAACCAACTGAGCTATGGAAGAATAATGCTGAGAGTGGGATTCGAACCCACGCGTGCGAAGCACAGGCGATCTTAAGTCGCACCCCTTAGACCTACTCGGGCATCTCAGCTCGTTTCTTGTCTAATTCACGGTCTATTCCTTTAAGTAATTTGAATTGTGTGAAATCTTAATGTAGTGTAAATATAAATGAAAGTCATTCTTCGTAACAGTCCCAAAAATGACAAAAAATTTAGGGCCACGTTCGACGATGGAAAGTATGTAGATTTTGGGGGTAAAGGGTATTCGGATTTTACGATCCATAAAGATCCTGAGCGTATGCGAAGATATCTCGCGCGTCATTCGCGTATGGGTGAAACCTGGACCAAATCCGGGATGCAAACGGCTGGTTTTTGGTCGAGATGGTTATTGTGGAGCCGACCTTCGATGCCCGAAGCTAAAAAGTACATGACCAAACGCTTCGGAATTCATTTCGTTTAGAAGAAATGTTCAGTCCTATACATCTTCACGTCGTACGGAGACTGGTTACCTAAAACGGATACTTGGTTGTTGTCGTATAATTCCGGACAACCCAGGGTATCCATACAATCCCGACCGTTATGTGTAACGGGAATCGAATAAATTTGCTCACCAGACGTCGATGTGTAATAATTGTATCGATCCCTATGACCCCTGACTTCCTTTCCATAGAGGGGCAGGGTTTCTCCACCAGAACCTGTCAATAATCCCATCTGCTGCACGTACCCAGGTTTATACTGTTTAATAGGAGGTCTCCTAAATTCGGGTTCAGTTTCGGGTACTCTATAATTGATAGGTGCCGGGATAGGGACTTGAACCTTCATAGCACGCGCGCGATTTTCGCGGCGTTCCCTCTTTTCGTTATCCATAATATACTTCAAGTAGCCTATATAAATGGAAAGAAGTATGACAATACCGAATCCTATGGCATTCTGAGTCGAACGTTTCATTTATATAGAATTAGAAATTAAATGTAGCCATATATTATGGATAAGAAAAAATCGAAAGTGTCCGATAAAAAAGAACCTAAAGAACCAAAGATATGGCACCCACAACAAGAACGTATTTTAAAAACATGGGGTGAAGCGTCGGCTTGTTATAGGTATATGAACAATCACGCGTATCTGATGTATAAGAAATTGAGTATGCGTTTTACCATACCGGTGATCGTTCTGTCGACAGTGACAGGGACTGCAAATTTCGCGCAGGGGTCATTCCCCCCGAGTATGCAATCTATGGTTCCTGCTATCATAGGTTTCATGAATTTGGTCGCGGGTCTCCTAGCCACGATCATGCAGTTTCTCAAAGTTAACGAATTGATGGAAGGGCACAGGGTGGCTTCGTTACAGTACGGAAAGTTATCGAGAACGATTCGTCTGGAACTTTCCCTGCCCATAGAAGAGCGCAATTACGATGGTTCCGCTCTCATAGAATCGTCTCGTGCGGAGTATGACAGACTCATAGAACAATCACCTCCCATACCATACGAAATCATACAGGGATTCGAAAAGACATTCCCGAATGATTCGGAATTCTTCAAACCAGAAATAATGCATATACACCCGATTCAAACGTTCGTGAGTGAAGAAGATCTAAAGATGAATCTGCGGAAAGACTTGGACTATTTACGGGGACGTACCGCTGACCAACTACTCACGGATATTGTCATAAAATCTTCGACAGACGACGAGTCAGGTACACGACCATCAGAAATAGAATAATATTAAAGAGTGCGATACATGCTATGACAGGTATAACCGTCTTCTTTATCGGATTTATTACTTTGTTATATAAGATCTGATTATTAAAGAAAATATCTAAAGCTTCTTCAGTAAGATCATCTTTGATGGATTCCTTCATTAAAATAATACCACAAAAAAAGGAGCGACCCTTGACGCTCCACACTAAAGAGATTCAACTTCTCGAAAAATATATTTCAGAAGGAAAGAATGTTTTCGTGTGTGGGCCTACTGGTAGAGGAAAATCTTTTACTGTGTCACAAACGCTGATGGATAAAAACTTTGTAGAGATACATGCGGATACGTTACACAAGAATCAGGTGACGTTCCACGATATATTGAAATCAAATTCAATCGCGTTACTGGATGGATACGATACGAACGTGTACTGGCAAAAGCAAATTGTCGATTACGTCTCGAACAACGGGTCGAATGTAAAGAATTCGTGTGTGGTGACGTCCACGTCCGTTCATGTACTTCCAAATTTCGAACTGATCATCATACCACGCCGAACACCCGACGAAATCGCGTCTCTTCTACCTTATCACACGCGTTCACGCCTCGCTGCGGAAAAATGTGATGGGAATATATTCAACTTTTACGATTACGTGCACAATTCGGACGAAAAGGATGTTTTCAAAACCTCGAAAGATGTCATCACGGATGTCTTATGCTCTATAGGAACTTTTGATATTTCACAAACGCTTCACGAACATGGACATGTATGTGATGTCGTACATGGAAACTATTTAGATTCTAAAGATCACTCCACGGTTGATATAATATCTTCGTTATCGAGCGCTGATGTGTACGATACCATAATATATAAAACGGGTGATTGGGATCTCATGCCATATTACGCTCTACACGCTGCAGCTATTCCCAAGATGCACATCGGCAAACCTTTACAGGAAAATACCATCAAAGCGGGTAGTTCGTGGACGAAATATGGCAATTACAAGATGCGTCTGAATAAATTGAAAGGGATACAGGCGAGAAACACGTCACGATTGAGTGTAGAAGAACTGTGTGTCGTGCGCCAGTACATGTCAAAGGGTGTGTTCGATCAAGCATTACACTATAAATTGACACCGAGCGATTTCGACGTCATGAATCACCTCGCGTTAGTAAACAAACTGAAACCAAACGAAGTAATGAAAGTTAAAAAGAATATGCGAAATTTGATAAATGAGTTCTGATAACGAGGACGAACATGAAGAGACGGCTGAGGTGCGCACGTCGGGGTGCGACATTTACTACTATGGCGATATAGATCGCAAGAATGTCCTCAACTTTGTCGAAAAGTTCAAAACGTTAGAGGCTGATCTGCTCAAAAAGGCGATCGACCTTCCTGGGTACACACCTACTATCAACGTGCGTATCTGCAGTGATGGTGGGGATGTTCATGCCGGTATGAGTGCCATGGACACTCTAAAAAGTTCAAAAGTGCGCGTACACACGTATGTCGAGGGGGTGTGCTGTAGCGCCGGGACATTCATGTTGCTTGGTGGTGTGCGTAGATATATGGGAAAGCACGCGTACGTCCTTATTCATCAATTGAGTTCCGGTTTCATGGGTAAATATACCGAATTGAGAGACGAACTGAGAACATGCAAGAAAATTATGAAAACTGTCAAAAAATTATATAAATCCGAGACGGATATTCCAAAAGACGTACTCAAAGACATGATGACACGAGATATTTATATAAACGCCGATGAGTGTATTAAGTATGGCGTTGTTCACGAGATTTCTTAACTATCACAAACCGCCGATATAGGGCGATTACACATAATAGTAACACCAACACACTGAGTGTATTCAAATTGAGTGGGATAGTCGTTATTGGAGGAGGTCTAAGTCGTTCCATTCTGCTATAGTTTACAACTGGTAACCCAGACATCTATTTAAAGCGTAGAATTTAAAACTTCGTACAATGGAACGCCTTATCAAGAAAGATAAAAACGGTCGTGAGAGGTTCACTGACATTCGCGTAGAGGACTTGAAGGATGGTACAGCCGATATCGTGAAGGTGTGTGGTGTCGTTGGGAGTGATAAGATGACCGAGTCGAGGACGAATGTCAAAACCGGGTACGAAAAGGCTGTCAATCGAGCCATGACCATGTGGAACAACGAAAGAACCAAGTGTACCGAGATTCTTCCTATGTTGGCGAACAAGTGGGAGGATCGTCAAAAGTATATTACCGAACCCTTTTACGTACAACCCAAGATTGATGGTATCCGTTTACTCGTCTCTAATAAGGGGTGTTTTTCTCGAACTGGTAAGCCTGTAAAGGGTGTCGAACATCTCGCACGCGGTCTCAAGGATGGAGAGTATCTCGATGGAGAATGTTACGTTCCCAAAAAGACATTCGAGGAAATTACGAGTATGTTCAAAATGAACCCAGAGTCACTCGAATTCCACGTGTTTGATTACTTTGATCTGAACCGACCGAACCTGACGTTTGAAGAACGAAAGGAACGAACCTCTGTCGATACATTCCTCGTCAAAAAGGTGGTTGAAATTCAGAAATACCACGATATGTTCGTCAGGGATGGACACGAGGGTATCATGATTCGTGAAGCGTCCAGTGTCTATGAGATTGGGAAGAGGAGTAACCACCTCCTCAAGTACAAGGCATTTCAGACAGACGAGTTTCCCATCGTGGATGTTAAAGAGGGTACGGGACGTGAAAAGGGTACCGCGATCTGGGTGTGTAAGGCGGGAGAACACCACTTTTCTGCGAAACCCGAAGGCACACTCGAAGTGCGCCGGAAATTACTGGAAGATAAGGATAAATACATAGGCAAACAATTGACGGTTCGTTATCAAAATCTAACAGCTCTAGGTGTTCCCCGTTTTCCCGTTGGAATTGTAATTAGAGATTACGAATGAATAAAGTACAATGAATCGCATCGCCGTCGATATCGATGAAGTTCTCATGCCGTTTGTGAAGCCAATGGCTAAATGGAAAAAATTGACGATGCCAGAAAGACCGAAATATGGTTACATTTACAGTAATATGTTTAAAATTACAAATAACGAATCGAAAGAGATGGTGAGAGAATTTTATAAATCTGAAGTGTTCGGGATGATTCAACCTTTGGAGGGGTCAGTTGATGCGATAAAAAAGCTTCGAGAGCATTCCGAAAAAATGTATATCGTCACAGGGAGACAAGAATACGCTCGAAGTGAGACTGAAGACTGGATTAATTTCCACTTCCCAAACATGTTTGATGATATCATTCTAACAAACAGCTACACGAATCGAGAAATATGTAAAATTGACATCTGTACATGCCTGAACATCGGTACCATAATAGACGACAATGACATGACATGCGGAATCGCCGATAGATACGACGTGACCCCTGTACATTTCTGTGGGTACGACGGAAAGCGTGAATATCCGTGGTGTCGTTACGGTGATTTGAGCGTTCTGAGTTGGCCAGAAGCTGTCGACAGGATTATTTCATCCTAAGTACACGTCAAAATATAGAAATGTATTACATGAACACGATTCGCGAATCACTCTTTAACGCGTTTGCTATTATAAACTTTATTAATACTATCGGGTATGTCCGGAACCATGTTCGCCGCTAAAATGCCCGTGAGTGTGCGTCGTTTCACACGTCCGAGGAAATATAAAACCGTGACTACAGCTTACTATTCTTATGATACTAAAAATAGTAAATTGTTGGAAAAAGTACATGATTTGCAGATGTTCCATATATTGGCTTTCATCGGTGATGGAGATTTGGGTATATATTCTGTAAAGTCGATGAATGAGGGTACTGATTGTATAATCGCGTTCAGAACTTTCGAGGATGCCTTTCGCTACAAAACTCTACTCGAAGCGGAAATGAGCTTGGTACCGTATGTACAATTCGCGTCGAGGTTCGAACTTGAGCACATGTGCGCAGTCGGTAACTACAAGTGTCGTGTAGTTGACGAGGGAGTGCTTGTCACACCACCCACTAATACGATCAAAATAACAGATTGGGAGCGACGATCGGCTCTTTTAAAAGGTAACTGGACAGTGAGGGATAAGGACACTTAAACAGTGTCATCTGTGGCACATGAGTGAAGCGCCATGTTATACACCGTATCGAATGCCCTGTAACATGTATTACATCTCACCGTTCCATAGTTGGCGCGTATGCGGGCGTGTATATCTCGAAGGTCGTGCGATCCCATGTGTTCTATAAGAGTATCCATATTCGTATAATTTCGGCCACATATATCACACGAACACATAAATGGTTTTTTATAATCGTTTCTACGGGTGAATTTGAGAGCGAGCTTTAAACACATCTACTTATACTTAACTACTTTTTAATTATAAATACACTTTGAAGTATTGTGGACAACTCGACGATGAGTGCGGCTTGCTGTGTCATCACCATAAGTTTAGCCCGATCAGTTTTGGGAGATATGTCACCGTAACCTACCGTGCTCATAGTTGTGAACGAAAAGTAAAATGGATCGAGCGCCGTCTTGAATCCAAATTCTTCCTTTGGCATCAACGAATATATCAAACCATACGTTAATGTGATAATCAATAGACTTAGAATCCTGGTGTCCATATTTTATTCTATACGTATATTAAATTATGGACGACCGGACATTCGCACTTTTGTTAGTGTTGATAGTTTTGACGTTTATGTTGTTACGTAAACGTTATAAAATCGATGTTGACTATAAAGCCTTTCTTCTGACGCTACCATCATCCACGAAACGTCAGGAAACATTCATGAGGCATTACAATAGTGACATTCCATTAGAAACTATTTATGGTAAGGATACAAAGAGTGTAGAAAACGCGACAAAATATAAAAAATATGTGAAACCAGAATATTTTAACGAAGCCATCGAAATGCACTATGATTCTGTAAAGAAGCGACCAGATATTACGTACTTTAACATGGGTGCGATCGGTTGTTACATGGGACATATGGAATTTTATAAGCGATGCTTCGACCAAAATATTAAGTATGCGCTCATGTTTGAAGATAACGTCATCATTCTGAATGATGATTTCTATAAGAAGGTACAAAGTGTGATCGACACACTGGGGGATGATTTTGAAATATGCTTCTTCCATTGTCTTTCCAGATATTCCGACGGCGAAAAACAACGCGGTTTAGAACGCGTGAAATGGATAACGAGCATGAAGTGTTATCTCGTGCATGTAGAGAACATGAAAAAATATTACAAATACTTTTTCCCCATCGACAACCACGTCGACTTGAAACACGAAGATATCATCGCCGCCGGGGCGCGCGTATACTACAAGGATTTGCGGCGATACATCAAAATTGATAGGTCCGGTCCGAGTACGATAGGGCACAGTGACTGGGGTAACAAACATTTCTTCTCGAGACAGTTTCCATCTGAAACACCCGATAGACTTAAAGGTGGATATTAAAATCTCATGTATACATAAATATGTCAGACGCAAATAAGTTTGTCGGAATGTTGATGAATTCCCGAACACAAACGCACTATTTTCATTTACATACAAACTCGTACGCTCAACATAAGGCCCTACAGGCGTATTACACCAATATAGTACCACTCATAGATGCATACAGTGAAACGTATATGGGTAAATACTCGAAGATCAAACCACCCAAGTTGAACAAACGTTTCCTCTCTACACCAGAACTGGCCAATTCTTATTTTAAATCGCTGTTAGCGCGCATGAAAGCGATGAAACTTCCCAAGGATAAACACCTTCAGAACATTCACGATGAAATCGTCGCGCTCATTAGACAAACGATGTACATGTTGAAGCTTAAATAAATCATTTCTTCATGAGTTCATGAAGACGTTTTAAGAACTCCCTGTCTCGCCTAATTTTAGGATCCGCTGCGATTAGACGAAGCAGTTCAGCAGTTGGTATTTTGGGGGCATTTCCACTGGATTTGGGAACTTTTTTGAGTTTTGTCTTTACATTCTTCAATTCTTTAACAGACGGCATTTAGTATATACTAGAAAAATAATATTAGATAATACTAAATGCAGTATAAAGATCTAAAGGGTAAAGCTAGAATACTCGGCATTCGTCTCACCAAAACCGTCAAAGGGAAACGTGTCCAACTTTCACCTGCTGAACTTCGCAAGAAAATTAGCATGAACTTTAATGATACTGTGAGAAATGCTCAAAGAGTTATTAAGATGTGTAAAACTATCGTTGTAGTACCGACAACGGTGTCACGCTCCAATAATGTAGTACCACCAAAACCCCAGACTCGACCCCCACCTCCTCCACCGCCACCCCCACCACCCCCACCGAAGCCTATAATTAGTAATGGACGCGCTAAACTTATGGCCGAACTGAGAAATACAATAAAAAAGAGGGGTTTAAATCTTAAATAACATCCGGCACATCGAGACTTCTACGAGCAGTTCTGGGGCCTGTCAAAGCACTTATCCACTTCGACACGACTTTAGTAGGTGCTGATATAGAAGACGTTTCATCTCCTGCTATGATACTCAACCCGTTACACACATCCGGTTTGTTCTCTTTATCCGGGAATGCGGCGTTAAACGCCCTTATCGAAATTCCCGGTATGTCGGGTGCGTCGGAAAGTAATCGATCGTATTCTTCACGAGATTTCATCACAAAATCCACGACACCCGCTCGATGTTTGGTATCCAGGGATAATTCCATGTCAATATTTCTGTAAAATTTTGACCATTGTACACACATAGACGAATGAGCTTCCATGAGAGTAGAACTTTGACTAAATTTACTTATCGATGTGAGAATACCACCCATCACGTTCAAAAACGCGAAAAAGTACTGTATCAATACGATACGCGTCCGTGTATCTGGACTCATATTTTCATTACCACTGGGGTTAAGAACTGCAAACCCACCGACACCCGTTATACTCGCTATGATAATACTGGGATATGATAGATAATCATTTTGTTTCTTGAAATACAACCTCGAATGATTATGTAACCATCTATAACCGGCCGCTTTCTCGGCCCACTTAATCAATAATTTTTCTTGTTTGTCACACCACTTACAGTCGTGGGGCACATCCGCTTCACCCATTAGCATTAACAGATATATTTTTCGAGATCCGTTTTCATTTCCTGTACCCACCACATTCGTTTTTCCGGGTCCCACTTGGCACCCCGAGACTTGACAAAATCTTTATCATCATACGGGACGTTCAGAAAAATACGGGTAAACTTCGTAGTCGTAGTGGGTGCCCATTTCCGAGCTTCTTCTTCCGTTTTAAAAGACTTGTATACGGCACCACTATACCCGTCGATCTGTTCTTTAGCTTCAGCCCATGTCGTGTATATTCCCGGCGTGTGCCCCTTGACCACGTTATAAAATTTACGTTGTTTCGTGGTTCCACCGGCGCTTTCGAAGGCCAGTCTGTCCACCTCCTCATTCTTCGCTTCGCCGTTGTGTGCCTTGACCCATTTCCATTCGACTTTATTCAATTTGCGACGAGCTTCGTCTATGGCGACCCACAACTCTTTATTTTTAACGGGAGCCCCCGTCGATGTCATCCAACCGTTTTGTTTCCAACCCACGATCCACTTACTTATTCCATTCTTCACGTATTGACTATCGGTATGTATACACACATCACTGATATTCCGATATTCACACTCCTCCAGGGCTTTTAGAATCGCGGTCATCTCCATGACGTTGTTAGTCGTATCGGTTTGATTTCCACAGAGTTTGAAGTCTTCTCCGATAACACCCCACCCACCACGACCGGGGTTACCCAGACAACTTCCATCAGTGTAGATTTCGTACATGTGTGATAATAGCTGTTATCTTTTATACGTATAAATCAGGGTTGTATGGAGGTAGGACTCGTGTACCGCGCGACAGCTTTCCGAAAAAAACGACTCAAATTACCCCGTGAATCTGTTCGTCAATTAAAAGAAATAAGTTATTTATCTTCGGTAAAACGCTGGGAATATGCGGGTGGAATTGAATATAAAGCATTTCGATTTAGCGAACCAACTTATAGGACGTCTAAACAACGTGGTTCCGTAGAACAAAAAGACCTCGATGATATATGGCACTCGAACATAACATATCACACACATCCAGGATACGGTGGTAGCGAGTCGGTCTCGTCTAATACGGAAATATTCACAACACTTCCAAGTGATGCGGATTTTGAAGCGTATATAAAAGGTTTTCCGTGGCTACAATCTAATATACTGTGTGATTCACATGGATATTACGTGATTGATATCATCAAAGCATACGATAACAATACTCTACCTTTACCCGCGGCTGTTAGCGAATACATGAGAAAATTGCGAAGTGAACCGTTCATGCGTATCCATGCATTTTCAGACGAAGGGTACGAATACTTTAACACCACATTGAAAAATTGGAAACAGTATATAAATTATAGAGTACGTGATGACATGTCAACGCTTTTTGGAATATCCATCAGATATTATGGGTACGAAGACGAATCGCCCATTATCACGGTTCTTCGGGAAGTTTAACGTGTTTAAAGTGGAGTGTCGTAATATGAGTATATGTTTACTATTACATGCGAATCCGTATACAATTCTCCCCGCATGACCCCGAAGTATAACGGGCAGCGGCGTCGACACCCAAATAAAACCGTACCACTCCCCGTCCTTAGCGAATCGAATAAGAGAATTAAATGTCTTCAGAAACAAGTTAACGAGGCGAAACAGGTGAATGAACGGTTGAAAAGGTTGGCCGTGTGGAATCTGCGGTCTACAAAATCAGCTCTTAAGGATGTTGAAGAGATGCTCACGCTCCTGGAAGAACTGTACGGTGATGAGGCTACCGAATAAATCATACACGTTTTGCTAATCATTTTTAAACAGCATTGGTACTGTGCATTTTAAAAATGAAGATTTATTTAATTTATTTCAACAAGCTAAGACTAAATGCTTAGTTGGAGAACGCGAGACCACCCATACCCGACTGGATGCGGAGGACGTTGTAGTTGACCGCGAACATGTTAAGGTTGGTCGCGACGGCGCCAGCCTTGGTCTTGATGGCAACCTGCGCGTTGTCGATGCGGGAGAAGTTGCAGGTACCGGTGGGCTGGTGCTCCTCGGGCTTAAGCGCGAAGGAGTAGGAGTACACACCGGGGAGGGGCGAGCCAGTGTGGTGGTTGTAGGCCTGGACCTGGTTGAAGTACTTGCCGGTCTGCTCCTTGAAGCGATCCTGGCCGTTAAGCACGAGCTTGAAAGTGTCGACGGGGCCGGCGAGCTCCTCGGTCCAAGCAACACCCTCGGAAGACGCCTTGAGGAGGGGAGCACCGGTGAAGGCAGTCGCGATGAAGCAGTTACCAGACTCACCACCAACGCACACGTTGGACGCGAGCACCGCGGCGGAGGACGAGGTGAAGTTCCACAGGTTGGCACGCTCGACCGAACCCTGGTCGGCGCACCACACGAGCTCCTTAACGGGGTGGTTGTAGGAGAGGCGGATCTGCTTGGTCTGACCGGCGACGGCCATGGCATCGGTACCGGTGTGCTGCACCTGCTCGATCAGGTACTCGTGACCCTTCTGAGCGAAACGGCGACGCTCCTCAGTGTCGAGGTAGATGTAGTTGGCCCACACCTTGAAAGTGGAACCGTCGGTGTACTTGGCGAACTCGGAAGAGAGATCGAAGTCGAGGCGGACCTCGTGGTACTGGAGCGCAATGAGGGGAAGCGCGAGACCGGGGTTGCGGTTGAAGAAGAAGATCAGGGGGAGGAAGATCTGACCGGCATCGGCACCGGGGGTGGTGAGCTTACCCCAAGACGCCTTCTTGGACTCGTCGAGGTAAAGCTCGGAGTACAGGCGCCACCAGCGCTGGTAGTGCTTGTCGATGCGCTGACCACCGATGGAAAGCTCAACATCCTTGATGGCACGCTCGGCAGCGAAGCAGTCGTCATCGGCGGCGCCGGAGATCTCCGCGAGGCCGGACTTGGCCACGAGCTCGACGTACATGTCGCCGACGAGGTCACCGTTACGGGCGACGGTGACGGACACGCGACCGTTGTCAGCGGGGTTACCGTTGACGGTCTGCTCGATGTTCTCCATCGCGAAGTTGGTGTGGCGCTTGTACACAGCCTGGAAGAAAGTTACAGCGGGGTTGCCAGTCAGGTAGACATCCTGGGCACCGTAAGCTACGAGTTGCATGAGACCACCGGCCATTTTGTTTGTTGTACTATACACCAACATTTTTTTTCAGCGCGAAAAAACATGCACCATTTTTCCTGTGTGTACATAAAATGTCGACCACCCCCGAACAAAAAAATGAATCCGAATCTGAATACGAATCCGAATCCGAGGTGGAGACCGAAGCTGAAGCTGAAGCCGGGACCGAAGCTGATGCTGAGACTGAGCTTGACGATGACGATGTAGACATGGACGCGGTTCTCGACGATGACGTAGATGCGGGTAGCGTAATGGTTGAACTCCTCGAGACGGCTCTTATCACCCCCGACGGCGAGACGATCTGCAGCGCTCTTGTCAATATGGGACGGCAACTTGAAATACAAAACAAAATTCTCGTTAAGCTCTTGGCGTCTTTTCAGAAAAATTGAGCTTAGAAAAATGACTCCCTATTATAGAAAATGTCGGAGGGCACTCACTTCATCAGCGAAAATGCTGGGTACGAGGAAGCAAACAGTGCCATGAGGACAAATGAAATTAGGTCCTTCAGTGACGAAGAGATCAAATTCTTCGTGAATGAATTAGAGCAGATGTGGAAGATAAACGAACATAACGACCAATATCTTTCGTATCGTATCGGTTACGACAATTTTTTTACTAAAGACGAGCTGAGTGAAGACGGGTTGCCGACGACTGTGAACATCGAGAAGGTTTGTACAAAATACAAAAACGTCCGTGACGGGCTTTGTGAGTTGTACCATCGGGCTGACATTCTCAACGTGCTGGATTACGAGTGTGAAAACGAAGACATTAAATTTTCCACCAGAATCAATCGCCTGATTGACCAGGTGGACGATGCTTGGCAAATCGTGTTTCGGAACGCTCGCATTTATGATAGAGTGAATAACCCTACATATGTCCCTATTAATCCGGAATCCGACCCATCCCTTTTTCGCGTATCCACTATGTCAAACATTCAAGAGCTATCACCCTTTCAGCAAGCAATTTTACAAACACTCCGTTTCCTGTATGATCACAATACTAAAAGATACAAGGGGCAGTGCTGTACGGAGATAAAGACATTGTCTGGTGCTTCTACGAGGGCCTGGAAGCCCGTGCAAACAATCCAAGAATTTGTCTACAGTGTCGGTAAAAAAGAAATTCACTTCGAGCTGTGGAAGAACTTGACATCCCGTGGGACGGCGCATCGAGACGTGATCACATACTTGTCAAACTGTAACGACATGCAGTTTCCAGACATCATCAAGAATCGAAACGTATGGTCGTTTAACAATGGCATTTTCATAGGTAAAGAATGGAGCGAAAAATTGGGTGCGTATAAGTCGTCGTTTTACACGTACGATTCACCCGAGTTCAAAGCACTTGACCAGACTGTGATGAGTTGTAAGTATTTCGAGCAAGAATTCACCGATTACTCTCATCTCGAGGATTGGTATGATATCCCTACACCACATTTCCAGTCTATTCTCGACTACCAGAATTTCGAAGAGGATGTATGCAAGTGGATTTACGTTCTCGGTGGCCGTCTGTGCTTCGACGTGAACGACATGGACGGGTGGCAAGTGATTCCCTTTTTGAAGGGTGTCGCGCGCTCTGGCAAATCAACCTTAATCACGAAAGTGTTTCGAAAGTTCTATTGTACGGAAGATGTCCGCACACTTTCGAACAATGTCGAGAAGAAGTTCGGTTTATCGTCCATCTACGACGCGTTTATGTTTATCGCCCCCGAGGTTAAGAACGATCTCGCTCTTGAACAGGCTGAATTTCAGTCTATCGTGAGCGGTGAAGACGTTTCTATCGCGGTAAAGCACGAGAAGGCTAAGTCGATCGAATGGACGACACCCGGTATTCTTGGTGGGAATGAGGTGCCTCACTGGAAGGACAATTCTGGTAGTATTCTGCGCCGCATTTTGACTGTCAATTTCGGTAAGCAAGTGAAGAACGCGGACCCCACTCTCGAGACCAAACTTGAAAGTGAACTTCCAATCATTCTTCAAAAATGTGTGCGAGCGTACCTCATCTATTCCCAGAAATACGCGAATAAGGATGTGTGGAACGTCGTACCCGAATACTTCAAAAAGGTGCAGAAGCAAGTCGCGCTCGTGACCAGCCCTCTCGAGAACTTCCTGCAGTCGCACATGGTCAAGTTCGACGAGACTGCGACATGCCCCATGACAGTGTTCCAGGATGCATTTAACAACTTCTGCGTGTCGAGAAACCTTGGTAAGAAGACGATCAATTACGACACATACATCGGACCGTTCAGTCAAAGAGATATCACAGTCGCACTCGATTCGAGACTACACAACGATATGATGTACGACGCACAAGAATTCGTCGTCGGACTGGACGTCGTCGTGTCTCTTAACAATTAAAATGTACGCATAAAATATATGGGTCAATTCAACCATTTCATAAACAATAACGATATACCATCGATTAATGAGGTATTGCGGGCAGAGCCATACTTAACAAACGCCAATAGAAGCGCTCTGCGTCGCGCCCACGTGAGAAACAACGCGACTGCATACAACAAAATATCCAACCTCACACAGGCGAGGTTGCAGAAAACAAATATCACAAAACTTGTCACCGGCCCGCTTCAGCTCGGGTTTTTTAACGCTATCGTCAATAAAGACTACGACACGAAGACTGTGCGCGTTAATTTAGAAAATGTGATTAATAAACCGCTTCCGGGAAGGGTTAAATTGCCAGGAACACAACTTGACATAGATGTCGTAAATGTAAAGTTGGTATATGGGCGGTACACGGGTGGTGTGGAGCGAACCAAAAACGGTCTCGTCGGTAAATTCAATCCGGCTGTGAACTATTTCATGGCCCAGATAACTGCCAACGTGTACGACGGTGATGTTCGTCAAGGTGTAAATTTCCGCGTTTACAAGAATGGCAAGATACACTTCTCCGGGGGTTTCATGAACAATGACATCACACATGCGGGAAAAATACAAAAGTACATCGTAGACAATCTCACGAATAGGGAAAGTTTTTTATACAATTCTATAATTTACAACAACATCACCGGTCAATTTAAAATTAACGGCGTGTTTGATTTAACGAAAGTAGCCAGAACATTCGCCAAAACTGGTAAAGTTGATTACGAACCCGAACTCCAGGCATCGTTGCGCATGGAATACAAGGGTCGTACATTTCAATTATTCACATCTGGTGTGGTACAAATTTTAGGTGTCCTCACCAATGCTGATATGCTCTCGTCTTATGATATCGGGAAGAGTCTCGTGGGTGAGTTGTTGGTGTTGCAATGCGCGCGTCTCACGAGCGTCGATGTGGTCGATCGTGTCACGAAGCGGCGCGTGGCAAAAGTTGTCGTCTCTGAAAAAAACACTAAAAATATCAGCTACGATAAAAATAAGAAAATATTGATATCCAAGAAAATGTGTATGTCGCATTCAAAACCCGAGCTCATGTCCTTGGCTAAAAAAATCGGTATAATGAACCTCAAATCAACCACCACAAAGTCGGAGCTGTGCGAACGCATTCAAAAACATGTGTATGGTAATTTCGCAGTGAATGGTCATCCATGCAAGTCGTACTCGAAAGAGTACCTGACTACCGTGGCTATGACGAAGAACATCTCCGTATCGGACACAGATACAGTCGACACGTTATGCGAAAAATTGAAGATGCCCGCACCTGTGCGTCGACAACCGTCAAAGACGAAGACGGCAACAAAAACCGCTAATATTACCGCAAATAACTACAAAAAGCGGGGTCTGAACAACGCGAGTGTGAAATCTAACATAGAGAAGTTGTATGGAGATAAATGGATGACGAAATACAAGAACGTCATGCAGCCACTCAATAAAAACGTAGTCGAAATGCAGAAGATCATAAACGCATTAAATCTTAAAAAGAACAAGAAAGGTGTACCGTTTAAGAAGGGTGTGGATCAGGTTAAGAAGACTACTGTGAGGACGTGGAAGTCGCAACGAAAAGTTGAATTAAACAAGAAACTAAACGAATTAAATAACGCGTTTGCTAAAAACCTCGAAAACTTCATGAACGTCGCGACACCATCCCCTCCGAAGAAGAACGTCAAAAAGAGCCGCTTCCCTAAAGGTACGCGAGTTGAAACACTTTAAAAGGATCGGGCAAATACCATATATGGATAATCCGAGAGATATATTTCTCCGACTTGTGCGCACCAAAGGTAACATTCAAATAGATTTGATGAATAACATCAGTATCGAAATCCGAGACCACATTTTAAACGTCATTTTTTACGTCATAACAGATTACATTAGACATGAACGTGAAACGCACAAAGCCGGGTTTGGACCCGTAGAAGCTAGTTATTTCTGTACGGACAACTTCATAAATGCGGTCGACGCACGAAAATGGATACGGGAAAACATACCTGACGATGATACAAGTCTCGTCATGTATGTTTTCGATAACCCCAATCTAATGTATAGATCGAAACATCGACGCACTCTCTTATATCTCGTCAACATGTTATATTTCGATTTATGAGCTTCGTTGGTTCGGCAATCTGTTTGAGGTGTATCGTATGATACGAGAAATCATAACCGATAAACTTTGATTTTATCTTGTCCGAAACCGCAAACCCTTCATATTTCATAGAGACTCCTTTGCACACCGACTCTTGCTCAATTCGTAAAAAATTGTCTTCGAGCATTATGAATTCCTTCAACCTTTCTTGTGGCAATCCATAATTCTTCATCTTAATAAACATCTCTTTAGAATTACCGTCAGATAAATGAAAATATTCCGTCTTGTATCCCAACTGTGACACCTGAGCACTGTTACTAATCACCGTGTTCACAGTGAAAATAACATATAGCATTATAGCTATTAAGATGGGTATCATTTAGTAGTACCCAAGATATTAAAAATATCCTTAATCTTGTGTAAAAGATTGAACAATTGGCGTTCATCCCCAATCTGCTTAGGGTCAACAATCTCCATTTCAATCTGGTACACGACCGGATCCTCGCTGTCCATGTCATGGGTGTCACCCATACAAGTTGTGAGGTCGATGCTCAGATTCTTTCTGACGAACGAGAGGCGTTCCTTCATCTTCTTCTTATCCATCGTCCGATCGATATCCGACACTGGCGTCTCCTTAGAAATGCTCACACGGAAATCTAACGGTACATTCGCGTTATTTTTGAAATCTTCGTTATGAATACGATCTTTTTGGACAATCGTTTCTTCACCGGTATTTTCATCGATTGTGATGCGAATGTTGTCTGTATCGCGATAAAACACCTCTTGGGAAGTTGACATGACCTTCTCCCACCCGTCATACTTTTGGAGACGTCGCATCACCGTCGTGAACGTCTCATTGCCGACATTCGTATCGAACATGTGTCCATTGAATTTACCCAATCGGATTTCAATCTCTACGTGGTCATCGTTCCGGTGACGGTCGATGATAGGTTTTACTTTATCGTAAATGTACTGAACGTCCATCTTATCAAACTTACAAAGCCATATTTCTCTAAATAACTTAGGTTAAAGTTTTCCTTCCTCTTTTAAAAATGCATGGATTCTACAACAACGGCAATACGTGCTTTTTCAATGCAGCGATTCAATGCGTGTTAAATATTAAAGAATTGACCGGGTACGTATTAAAAAACGAATATACGGGCAGTTGCGAGTTTACTAAAGTGTACACGGATTTAGTACGTATGTACTTTAGCAAGGAAAAGGGTGTGATAAATATCGACTTTCTTCTTCAACGGTTCAGAAATCAGTTTCCCCGTTTCAAGTCCTATCAACCACACGATGCGCAAGATGCACTGTTTTGTATAATAGACATTCTCGAAAAGGAACTACCCATACTAAAGACTATCGTCTATGGAAAGAGATCGCAGTATACTGTTTGTCCGAGTGGATCAAAATCTCTCGAAGAACCGTTCAGTTTTCTAATCTTAAACAATACCAACGCACAAGATACGGTGAGTAAAATGATCACGAGTTCCGAGAGGTGGGACGTCCTGAGCGATTACCGAGACGATTCTGGTGTCACACATAACGTCTCCACGACACGTTCGATGATAACGGAATATCCCAAAATACTATTCGTGTCATTCGACAAGAAACAGTTTGTCGAGGTGGACGAATTTAAACAATACGAAATATGTGGAAGTATTCTTCATATCGGAACGCAGAATGGTGGACATTACATAACTATTCTAAAACAATCCGACGGTAAATGGTATCTGCACGACGATGACGAAATCAAGGAGGTTGCGTTTCCCGTAAAGGCGGCGCACCATGTACTCATGTACAGGATAAAAAGTCACTCATCTTAATATCCTCCTTGATATTTACGAGAGTCCTATAAAATGTTCGACGACCGTTGGGATATGTCTTGTCCGGGCGTAACTGAACGGGTTTCCACCACATCGGTTCATCTTGGTGCATGTATTGACACTCTACAATCGAGTCCTCTTCGATGTGCACACCCCGGGGAACCTGATCTTCTCGTATTTCAGATTCGAATATGAGCTTTCCACGCTCTTGCACATATAGACGCCAGATGGCACCCTTCTTTTTAAACTGGAAATCTATCGTATTTTTATCTCGAGGCTTCCACTTGAACATAGTCTCATGTGTACCGGTTTTTATAGTATCCATCACCGGTGTAAAAATTAATCCATCAATTTTTTGATTCACGGTGGGCAAATACGTATTCATAAAAATTTCAAATTCTTTCAAAGGATAAAAGTTTTTAATTTTTAATTTAATCGGATCATACTTTAAAATTGTCAGCATTTTCATTAATTTTTCTATATTTTCGAGACGATCTATAAAATGTTGATTTCCGACGATAGATCCCGAAGCGAGTAAACAGTCGTAGATCATGAATGTATCTTCATATAATTCACCTTCCAAAATCGTCCCGTCGTATACAGGCTTTCGAAAGTTTAGAGGACATTCAAACATGTCAAGTGCTCTATTTACAAACATACATCGTTTCTTGTTACCATACATAAACGCCAATAACATGAACCTGACACCATCCGTCTTTTCACAAACGACATAGGTGTGTCTTTTCAGTGTGTCAAAGTGTCTAAATTCAATAGACACGGGTTGACACCCAGGAAATGTACCCTTGACACCCCAATGGGTCTCCATAAAGGATATCGCATATGTGTAAATAGGGTCGTCTCTATTTACATATAGACGTTGCATATGTATTGAGTTATTAATTTTATCTTTAAGTAGATTTAACTCCAGAAGAATTCAGAATATTTCCGAAACACTCGTGGGTATATGTACTTGTGACTTGTGCGGATGTATACGCGACGATCTTCACACCGGATTCTTTAAATTTTTCAAACATTAGACTCGACTTAGGTGGAATTTTAACAGTACCAGTTCGCCTATCCCTGATTTTCTTTTGTACATTTTTATTCATCATTACCCAGATCTTCGGGGTCGTACTCCTGACATTGTACATATCACCGTCTATACATGCACCAACTTCTGTATCGAAGTGTAACCCCATTTGAGACGCGGGTTCGGATGAACCTTGTTTAACCTTCGTCTTAAACATGTCCCAATCAACACCTTCTTTTACTCCCGGAAAAACAATCACGTCGTAATTATCATTCACATCGATCACCTTCTGCAGAGCATCCGCGTCTACGCAAACGCCGAAATCAATAAAAAAAATCCGGTCATGTGTTTTCATGTATTGTTGAATCTTTTCGGACTTAGCAAACGGATCATCATTTACGAATACGAGTTCGTTGTTGACGTTTTTTTGCATACACTGAATATTGAAACGTAGGACCGTGTGTAACGCCTTCACATGACACGATCGAGATCGCGTGACGATTATAGTCGCGACGCGCATATTACAACTATTTAGAATTTAAGCCTTAAGCCTATGTTTTAAACATCCTGTAAATGGTAAATTACCTACATGACCAAGCGTTGTCTGCACATCGGCAAAAATCTTACCATCCATCTGCTGCCAACGTCGGCAAAACGCATAATCCTCGGATAGATACCGTTTCGAAACCGGGTCGATCATACAATCAAACAAGGCGCAATACTCGTCGAAATCGCGGTTCTGATGATCATTTTTACATGTGAGTGTATCACCGTAATGTTCGTGCATTCTTTCAAGGGCCGAACGCTTAATCATCATAAAACCAGTCGGACCATCGAGTACTTCGACGAACCCGTTCGACACCGAGCGTCGCTCCGCACCGATATTCACGACCAGGCTGGATGAGAGCAAACTCGGATCTCGTTCATCGTTATTCTCAATACCGCGTTTGACGTTGTCCCACATCACAACTTTTTTGGGATAGCACGCGACGGAAACATCGTGTCCCGATTTAGCCAGGCGTACCACTGACTTCGCGTCGAACTCGACATCTGCGTCTACGAACATGAAATAATCTGCATCGGTCTTCTGCATAAAACGACCCAGGGAAACGTTCCTCGCACGGTGTACGAGACTTTCATTTTCGGTGGTATCAATCATCAACTGAATACCCTCTTTTATAAGTTCAATCTGTAGGCGGATAAGACTTGACATGTATTGTTCGAGACATAAACCCCCATAACAGGGGGTGCTTAAAAAGATCTTCATGACTATATACTATTACAATTTATCCTCTAAGTATCGTTTTACAATTGCGACAATTTTATTCAAAGTCGGGGTAGATACTGAACATTTTTCACACACTTCCGATTTTGACACTCTCCCGTGTAAGACCATATAAATAACCGCCGCC